CATGATAAATTTAGAGATGAGATGAATGACTTAACAGATGACATAGCCTTTCTGAAAGGTAGAATCAATGGAGGTGGTACTCGTGGATAGTATTCCAAGAATACAACCATTGACTTTAAAGACACCGATTGTAGAGATTGAAGCTGATTATGGTAATCCAATAGTAGATGGTACTGTAATAGTGTTAGTATTGGTTGTATTGTATGCAGTTAAAAAAATGATTGATAGGCTAAGGAGCGATAAAACGTGACTAGGTGCATACATTGTGATGAACCAAATGATAAAAATTGGTTCTATTGTAGGAATTGTGACAAAAGAGCATCTGAATCAAAGTACACTACTAATATGTACATGATGAGTGAAATAGGAAAAAGAACTGATATAGAATTTAGCACTACAACCATAGAAGAGAGTGCAAATAAAATGCGTAAACAGAAATGGGGTAAATATGCCTAAAGTAAAAACAAAGTCTGGTAAAGTAAAACATTATCCATACACAAGAAAAGGAAAAGCTGCTGCAAAGAAAGCAAGAAAGAGAAAGAGTTAAACAATTAAAAAAACTAATAAAGCAAGGAGGGCATAATGCCAAGACACGGCTCAAGAATCAACCCACATAATATACCAGGAAGACCAGGATATAATCCAAACATACCATCTGGTGGAGCATATGGAGGTAGTCAAGGAGGATATGGAGGCCCATCTGTTAATGGTCAAGCACGAAGACCATCATATGGACAAAATCCAGGATATGGAAGATCTCCAATGCCAAGACAACCATTAAGAGGCTCTCGCTTTGGCGGACAAAGACAGCCAATGGGTTATGGTGGAAGACCTCAGTCTGGTGGAAGATTCTCAGGACTGTCAAGGTTAGCTAGGTTGCTAGGTAGAGGAAGAAGATAATAATGGCTGGAACACTGAAAGTTAAAGTTGAAGAGAATATAATTCTTGACAATCAAGACTATAGCTCTAAAAGGGTATTTGAAATATCAAGTATTGCAAATATAACTAAAAAAATAGTAACTATTGCTTCAGGTGATGATGCTACCGTTTTAGTTTTTAAGTCTACTACAGCTATTGCCGATGGAGCATTAGACCTACAGACTGTAAAATATATAAGAATTACAAATTTGGATAGTTCTAATTCTATCAATATTTCATTGCAACTGGATTCAGATGAAGACAATTCTGCCGCAGATGCATCTATATCTCATTTGCTTGAAGCTGGTAGAAATTTTATAATGGGAACGCCTGATGAGGCAGCTCATTGCAGTACTGCTAATGCTAATATTATTACAGCATTGACCGATCTTGAAAGTATTATAATAGACCCAGGCTCTAATAGCGGTCAGGTTGAAGTCTTTGTAGCGAGTACATAATGGCTTGGGATTTTGGAGCTGAAATACACGCCTTAACTGGTTTTGATGCTGATAGCACAGATGCAACAGCAACCGCAGAGACTTATCAAGTCCATGCCACTCAATGGCTCACGGACTCGGCAAAAGAAGTTATAAATGTTTTGCCTCCAAGATTATTAAATCTATGTGCCAGTCAACAAACATTTACATCTGGAACTGCAGATACATTAAACACTGGTAAAGTCTTGACAGTATTTAGAAACGATGGAGAAGTAGACCAGCCATGCAGAGAAATAAATCCTGAACAAAAGGGAAGATATAGCGATCCTTCTGATATGAACAAGGCTACTATCACTGACCCAGTATACTTTATCGAAAACAATACTATAGACGTATTGCCAGTTGGTGGCTCTTGTAAGTATTCAGAAGTACAATATCCTTCTGTTGCATACAATGGTACTGCAATAGCAGTATTCCCAGATGAAGCAGAAAGAGCTGTAATACTCGGTGCATCTATAAAAGCTGCAGAATATATGTTTGCACACGATCAAGATTTAGAATTAACAGGTCCAATTGTTACTGGATTAAAAGGCGACTATCAAAAAGCTTTAGAAGGAATAGCGACTGGAAGACCTTCTATGCCTCAACAACAACAAGGAGGTGCTAGGTAATGGCTACTCGTTCGATAACAGTGAAACAGATTTTAAGTAGAGTTAGGCAGGTTTTCCCGAATGTACCTGAAAACTATGTAATTAATTTAATAAATGATGCTTTAGTAGAGGTTGGAATGTATAACTCTAAAACTGAGTATGCTAAAATTACTACAGTTGCAGACCAGATGTGGTACGATTTATCAGATCTGGCCAAAGATTCAAGCGGTAATAAGCTTGATGTGAATAAAGTATTCAGAATAGACTTTATGGATAATGAAGGAGACTACATAAGAATTCCAAGATTATTAGATAAGAATGTAACAATGTCAGATTTAGATGAATCAATACTTGACTCTCCAACAGGTGGAAGTTCCTCAAGTACGTTTAGCTCATAGGATAAATAATGGCAAGTAATATAAAATATCCAGATCAAAATGTTGTATGGTTTATTGAAGGCAGTAAACTTGCAATAGTAACAAAGCTTGATAGTACAGGAACTGTGAATTCAACATCAAACTGGCGAAAGAAATGGAAAGCAATAGGAGAAGCTGTAACAGATGGAATACTTATCCATTACAATTCAGAACCAGAAGCAGTTCAAAGCATTGAAGAAATACCAGATTTAGACAATTCTCTTCATGTGGCAATAGTTGATTATGTGAAGTATTGTTTATTTATGGATCAAGCATCTAGAGATCCAAATGCAATGGGCATAATGCAAATGCATGAAAAGAGATGGAATGATGCTATTAGAAAGTATGGAATGAAAAAACGTGATAAAACTGGTGGTGCAAGAGCTATTGTTCCAACTAATATGACATAATTATGGTTAAAAAGAAGTCAATTAAAATAATTCTTCCCTACAACAGTAAAAATGTCACTGTTTCAGTGCCTTTTTTTACTTGGTGTAGAACATATACTTTGAAAGGAAAGGTTAATGAACCATCAAGAAGTAACTGAATACAGAGAAGATTTAAAAAGCAGAATAGTGAGAATTGAAACTATTGTGGAAAGAAGTGAAAATGAACTCTGCAAACTCAACAGTCGTACATCCAGACTTGAGAGCTGGAAAAGTTGGATTACTGGCGGTATGGCATTACTAGTAATAATAATAACAATAGCAATAGGAGTAATATAATGGAGTGGATAGTTGCAAAATTAGGAATAGGGGCAGTCAAGTGGACAGTTGGTGGAATAGCTGGACTTGGTGCAGCCTGGGCTCTGAAACGCATTCCCAACGGTAAAATAAAGGCAAAAACAGGCCTTATAGGGTATTCAGCAGGCGTAGCCATGACTTTAGGGCTTGCTAAATGGAAATGGAGCAAAGCAGTTTGGAATAAAGTTATTGAACCTTGGTTTATAGATTTGCTAGACAATTGCGTATCTCATACCCTGCAGGAATTTTTGCGTGGTTTAAGGAGCGATAACTAATGGCGAGCACAGTAACTGCAGCAACTCTTAGCGTGTCCATAACAGAAAGTATTATTTTAAATGGAAGACAGCAAGGCGGAACTATTACTAAAACTTTTGCTTCAATCAATGAGATAAGTAAGAGAATATTAACTATTACAACTAATGAAGCTACAATAGCTACATTTAGTGGAGCTGTTGCTTCAGCTGGACATTGGAATGATGGTAATGTAAGATATATAAGATTCACTAATAAAGATGACACTTATTTTGTTTGCTTTACATTCACGAATGATGATAATGATGAATTCGCTGTTAAGCTTGATGCAGGACAGTCTTTTGTATTGTGTGGTGATAATTCCACTGGTATGGAACTTATTTTTAATGCAACTCAAAATGCTGATTCTGCTTCTCATACAGCTTTTGGAAGTTTGACAACTATTCAGGCTGATGCAGAAGCTTCTACTGTTGATATAGAAATGTTTATAGCGAGCGTCTAATGCCTAGGTTTGGAACAAGATCTCGAAATGCGTTACATAGTTGTGATGATAGATTAAAAAAGGTTTTCAATGAAGTTATCAAAACGGTGGATTGTGCTGTACTTGAAGGTCACAGGGATAAAGTTAAGCAAAACAAGTATTATGAAGAAGGTAAGACGAAAGTTAAATATCCCTTTGGTCGTCATAATAAACGTCCCTCTATGGCTTGCGATGTTGTGCCTTATCCTATTGATTGGGATGACCGTGAAAGGTTCCATCTATTTGCTGGCTTTGTACTTGGGATAGCAAAGTCTATGGGAATCAATCTTCGTTGGGGAGGAGATTGGGATCAAGATTGGGAAGTGAATGACAATAAATTTGATGACTTTCCACACTTTGAACTTAGAAAATAATGCCTAAACAACTGTTAAATATACCATCCTTTGAAGGAGGACTTAATACAGCTCTTGATCCTCGTGACATATCTTTGTCTGAATTGTCTAAGGCTGATAATGTTATGTGTGATATAAATGGTATTATAAAATTGCAGGGAACCAGTATAAGTCATTCTATACCAGATATTCCTATCAGTTCAATGATGGCTGGGTATGGACTTTATAGATTTGAATCGAGCTTTGGTGGAGGAGCGGAAGTAGGATCATCACCCACTCAGGGTGCATATTCTGGCGCTTGTAAATTTGAACATGAAAGTGGGTCTAATTATACAGGTGAAAATATTTGGCATATAATGTCTGATGCACAAGAAAATATTTATGCACATGTTCCTCTAGACTCTGGATTGTGGATAGAGATAGGAAAAATAAATACAGGAGACACTGCTGGTATTGAATATACAGAATTTAAACCTGTATATCATATAGCAGACGAAGGATTAAGAATATCTAATGCATCGTATGATTATTTTATCCAACCAGATACTCCAGGCACAAATCTTATAAAAAATAGATGGTTTGGTTTTATACAGAAGAAAAATTATTTTCTTAATTCAGCCAGCACAACAGATTATTATTTTAACGGATGGTATTTCTTAGATAATGATATAAAATCGCCTACTGCTTTCAATGTATCTACTGGACAATACGCAGCAGATACGGTTGATGATGCAACCGCAGGCGCTGGTTTTGATTTATATATTGCATCTGACGAAGGAGGAAATCATGATTTTAGTCTTGCAGAGGCTAATGATGGAACCGTTAACTATGAATTTGCATCTTCATTTATTTATGATGGAATACAGGAATCACTACTTTTTCAATCAGGGAATGTTTCTATAGAACGAGTTGGTACGCACACTGACCCTATCACCAGTCCAGGAGCCGATGCCTCATTACAATTGGCGGTTGGTGTAACAGCTGGATATAATCCAAGAATTACAGGCGGAAGAATTTATTTTAGAAAATACGAATCAAATGATGAATGGGTACTTCTTGTTGATATAGATTTTGAGAAAGGATGCAGGGCATCTCTTGATGATATTTACCCAACCACACCATGGACTACTCAAACGGCTGCAGAACAGGATGGAACTGGTGCTATATTTTCTTCTACACCTTATGTTCCAGTTAGTGCTAATAAGCCAGATACACCAATATTTTCTACTTTTCTTAATGTTGATTCTTATTATACATTAAATGAATGGTCTCCAAGCGAACCAAGAATATCTATAGGATGCGATGACCCGAATAATGATAGTAGCTCTAATGGAAATAACTATCCAACTAATTCTGAAGGGCAATCAGTAGGCGAAGGATATAAATGTTCTGCAATTATCAACAGAAGATGTTTCATAGCAAATACTCAACTTTATAAAAATGAATCATCTGGAATAGCAACAGGAAGTTTATTTAGAGAAAGAGATAGAATATACTATTCAGCAGTGAATAGATTTGATTGTTTTCCAAGAACTACTCATTTTATAGATGTAGTTAGAGGAGATGCAGAAGAATATACTGCACTTATGGGATATGCAGATAGGCTATTAGCATTTAAGACCAATACACTTTATATACTTAACATAGCTGCGCAAGATCCAAGAGAATGGTTTCTTGAATCACAACACAAAGGAATGGGCGTAAAAAAAACACCGCAAGTAAGTGAAACGCAAGACGGAATTATGTGGGCAAATGATAATGGAGCCTACATATATACTGGAGGAGATGTTAGAACTACTACAACCGAAGATATAACAATTGGATCTGATATAAATAATATAACAAAAAATAAAATATCATCTACAGATTGGATTTCTGAAACTGGACATATTGGCGTTGGTTATATTTCAAAAAGAAATCAATTATTGGCAATAGAAGATTTAGGTTCTGACGATGCAAAGCAATATATATACGATTTTAATAGTAAAACATGGACTGGATCTCAT